CTCTCCGCTTCACGTTTCCCGCGAAGGCATTGGGCCATTGAGTCTTGGATAAGGTGTTCTTTAATCTCTCCGTTTACAAACATCAGTAGTGCAAAAACTGTTTCAATCATTAGTGTGTACTCCCATTTCCGTTTTTATAATGCATTTCTCTATTTTGGTCTTTAAGTTTTTCTATATCTTCTAAAACTTTATCCATTTGTTTTCTTAAAAATTCTATGTTTACTTTATTTAAAGCCATATTCTCAATATGTGCATTCAACTTATCAGTGGTCTTGTAAAGATCCTCGATCATCATGAATTGCTCGGAATCTGCAGGAAGCGAACCAAGTTGACCCCGCGGCCACTTGATTCTAAAATCTGTATTCTCCACTAAATCTTTTTGCATTAACTCTACTGTTGTTTGAATTTTGTTTTGGGTCTCAATAATCCCGAAATAAGCCCAGGTCCCGATCGCGACCATACAAATCAAACTGGCAACCGTTTTCATCGGCATTTGTACTGCTGCTTCTTCTGAAATTTTAAGTGCCATTAGTTATAACTATACCCCGTGTTTCCTGATTCAAGTTTCTCGAATAGTTTTTTATGTTGGTCCATGATCTCTTCATCAGAGTCCATCATCTTGTCCATCTTCTCATCTAACATCTGTACTCTAAATTCTAATTGATCAATTTGATTTTCAAGTACTGCTTGAGTTGTAGAAAGTTCAAATGTTCTAGATAACGACCATCCTCCTAATGCTATTAGGAGTCCCACTAACAGGGTTAAAACCTTTTCCATCATTAGCAATTACATTCTATACATTTGCAATCTGTATTAAGACAATCTGGATAATCTTTTTCTGCCCCTGTGCAGTGGCACTTATGACCACAGTTACCACACCCTTCAGCTTTAGATTTTTGCCAGCTGAAAAGCCATTCTATCCATTTATTAATTAATTTTCTAATCATTTTTTTCTCTTCTTTTGGATCATACCATTCATTTCAAAATATCTTTTTAACAAGTGTACCTTAAATCTGATCCAGAGTAACTTAAGTTTTTTCATAAGTTCTCCCCTTCAATTATAGTGTTTAATTAGAACAATACAACGCCAATAACTATACCAATAGCGGTTCCTATAACATAACCTCTATAGTCAACCCATAGTTTTTGAGCTAAAATTTTTATTTTATTCATTTTATATTACCCCAATTGCTGCCACATTCATAATCTATTTTATTAGGAACTTCAAGTGTTACAGCACTTTCCATTATTTGTTTTATTTTGGCCGCCATTATATCAGATTCTACTGATATATCCAACTCATCATGCACTTGAATATGTGGTATAATACCTTCTTTATAAAGCTCTAACATAGCTTTTTTAGTCATATCTGCTGCTGATCCTTGTATGAGTCTATTTAAAGCTTTGTATGTATAAGCACGTTTAATCCCCGGTCCGTGTTCCCTGAGTGCTTCTTCATGACTCAACGCTTTATGTATCCCGAATTGAGCAGGTTCCCATAAAGGGAAACGACACGCTCGTCCTAGCAATGTACGGATTCGACCAGCATCTTGGGCTCTGTACATTACGTTATCCATTAACTGTTTAACGAACGGTACACGTTGATGATATTTTTTAAATAGTTCATCAGCTTTATCTTTACTTACTCCAAGTTCGGCCTGTAATTTATTTTTACCCATACCATAGAACAATCCAAGGTTAATAGTTTTAGCTTGTGATCTAGGTATCTCTGCCATATCAGCTACGATACTATGGAAGTCTGCATCACCTTCTTTGTATGCATCAACTACTTCATTCACTCCATACAATCCCTGAAGCGCTGCGTAGTGTACAACTAATCTAGGTTCTTGTTGTGAATAATCAAATACTCCCCATTTACACCCTTCTTCAGGTATAAATAATGACCTAATAGCAGGTCCAAGTTCCTTGTTTCGTGCAGGAATTTGTTGTAAATTTGGATTTGAGTAGCTAAATCTACCCGTTACTGTACCACCATTATCGGATCTAAGCTGATTTATTTCAGAATATATCCTTCCATTATGTGAATGTTTTAGTATAGTATCTATAAAAGTGGTATGGGCTTTATTAATTTCACGAGCCCGGGCAATCAGTTTCACTAGTGGGTGGGCGTGATTCTGAAGAAAATTTTTAGTAAATGATGGAGAATTTGTTTTTTCGGTTGAGTCATATGGTAGGGAAAGTTTTTGAAAGACTTTCGCTATTGAACGTGCAGCCCATATTTGAACATCTATTGATGTTTCTTTTTTTACTTTTAATAAGCATTCTTTTTCTTGTTCAAGTAATTTGTCTTTTAATATGTGAGCTTGTTCTACGTCTACACGAACTCCTAAAAAACGCATATCAACGAGGCAAGGAAATAAGTCAGTCTCTAATGAAAAGATAGATTTTAAATCTTGATTAATTATTTCTTGTTTTAAATACTTCCATAACTCTAAAGTTATTTGTGCATCTTTTTCTGCATAGGCTCCAACATACATAGCAGGTAGTTTGTACATTTCTGCTTTAGGATCAACTCCCCATGACTTTGCTGCTTCATATAATGCAGCTTCATCTTTACCTGTTCCAATGTATTCTCTTGAACAAGAATTTAAATCATACTTCCTTCTGTTCTCATCTACTAATGCTGTTGCTATCATTGTATCAACAATAGGACCATTAACTTCAAGTCCCTCAGCTTTTAACCAACACACGTCATACATTGCATTATGAAATATCTTGGTAGCATCGCTCTTTAGAATATTTCTAAAGTAGTCAAAAACCCTTGTTTTATCCATGTTTCCACCACCTTCGTGGGCCACTGGATAATAAGCAGACCAACCTTCTACAGCCACTGCTATACCTGTAATACATCCACGTTTAGCTACTGAACCTGAACCCATCTTAATTAGGTCTGGGTCTTTTGTTTCCAAGTCGATTGCTATCTCTTTATATTTAGATAGATCGGGAAAATCTTCTGGTGGTAGCCATTCTGTTTGTGGTTTAAATAGTGGTACTTGTATCATTTGACTCCTTTAGGTGGGTGATAATGACCTTCATAGTCATCATCAATATAAAATAATCTGACATTTAATTTTTTTTGTTCCTCGGTCAGAGAACGATGAATAGGTAAATTATCTCTTTTTCTTATTGAACGTTTTTTAATATCCAATAATTCAATTTCTCCAGTTGGATATACTACGACTATATCTAAAGGTCCATGTTGACACACATTTTTAAAAACATGACACCCTTTTTTTAAAAAATGATTTACTGCCTCATGTTCATAAATAGTGCCAATTCGTGCAGAATCTTTTAAATGATTTAATTTCATCCAACTATTCCCCAGGAGTTTGATTTCTTTTCTTGTTCAGGATAATCTCTATCAATAGCCATATCTATATAATGTTTTGCTTTTAATAGATCTTGTTTTTGATTCTTCTGTTTGTGTCGACATAAATATTTTATAGCATTCCCTTCAGCAAACGGAATATTATTTCTGTTAATAAATTCTGATGGCTGAATAACCATGGATTTATAGTGGGTCCCACCTACCTGCTTTTTATATATATCATCACTCATATTCTATATCCTTTGTAATTATCTTTAGGTCTTATAATATGTAATGTTTTTTTAGTTCTTGTCGCTCCAACATAAAACAATCTTTCTTCATCATCAGGATTATTTTCATAACCCTTCATTGTGTTTTCTGTTAGATCAGTTAGTAAGACAACATTGTCTGACTCGCCACCTTTAGCTCCGTGTATAGTTGATAGATTAATTCTAGGATCTGTATTTAATTTCTCTTTATTATTTTTCATTGATCTAATATATTCTACTCTCCTGTATGGTGCATCGTCAAAAGCTTCGTACCAAACTTTATCAGTTTTTAAACCATGCTTATTTTTTAATGCATCTATACCATAAAAAGATTCTTTTGCCATACCTAACAATCCTTTTTTATCTTTATGTGTTGGTGTCATATAACTATAAATTTTTTCTATAGCTTTGTATGGAACCAACTGACCTTTTCTTAAATTTTCATAATCAGTTATTGCTTGATATAAATCTGCTTCGTAATTTCTTTTATTTCTATTTTTAAAATACATTCCATCTTCATATAAAACTTTTTCAATATCATTTAGTTGATGATTAGTCCTACTTAATACTAACCAATTTCCTTCTTTTAAATTTATTTGATCAAAACTATCATACCATTTTATCTCTCCTTCACGTTGAGAAGGCAACCAATTCTTATTGATTCTTTTTGAGATTCGATGTACAATATTGGCCGCTAATTTATGAATTTTAGCTGGTACTCTAAACGATTGAATTAACTGATTTATTTTACCATCTAATGCAATAAAACTATCCACATCTGCTCCTGCCCATCTAAAAATTGCCTGATCATCATCTCCTGCAACAAAAGAATCTTGTGTATTATCCCAAATATTATGAGCCATTTGCCATTGGACTTTAGATAAATCTTGTGCTTCATCTATAAATGTTACATCAAATTTAGGACACTTATCACTCTTAATAAATTCTGTAATCATGTCATGAAAATCTATAAGACCATATTCTTTTTTATATTTTTTTATTTCCTGGTCCAAGATAATAAGTTTTTCTCTAGAAACTTCTTTCGTGTGTTCTCCTAAATCATATTGTTCCATCACAGTTATTTCCTTATGTCTAGCTTTATCTATAATACTTAATTCTTCACTATTAGAAGTAAAGAATGCATTCCCTTCGTCATGTTCCCATGTAGGAACAGAAAGAGGAAGTTTTAATTTTTCTCCTAAATCTCTATAATGAAACGGTTGCATTACATTTTCTTTTTTTAAACCAAGTCTTCTGAATGCTAGAGAATGTAAAGTTCTAAAGTGTGGTAGATCATCCTCAGTTAAATTAAATTTTTTCATTGCTCTATCCCTTGCTTCGTATGCAGCTTTTTGAGTAAAAGCGAAATATCCTATTCTATCTGGATCAGTTTCTTTTAAATAATCATCAACTTTATTAAGTAATGTGTGAGTTTTCCCTGTCCCTGGAGGTCCTAATACTATTGTTTTCATTTAACCCTTCCAAAAAAATGTCTCCATATTGATGATCTAATAATGGAAACTGCTGTAAATATTAATGCTATATGTAGGCTATCCCATATCGTTGGGTATAATCCAAAGAATGGAAATATATATAATTGAATTAAGATTGCTAAAATTAATCCACTACCTACATCAATAAAACTTTCAATAAAACATCTTAACTTCATTAATATGGGTCCTTAGGTTTATATCCTGGTGATTTAAATTCTGTTTTTGTATTATTAAATTTTTTAACATACATAACTTTAATACTCTTACCACTAGCATCTATTACTTTAATCTTGGCATCAAACCACTCTTTCATCCAGGCTGAAGTTTTTTGATAGTCATGAGACCATCTTCTTCTTTGTAAATGATCATGAAAGAAGTGTCTAAATTTAAAGTAATGATTCTCATCATCACTCCAAACATTCCCTCTTTCAATATCTTCTTTTCTTTTTGTTTGTCTTCTATCACTACAATAATCTTCTAAGTGTTCTCTTAATTGATCTTCTGTTTTCATTCCTTCCGGTGCATCTATTACTTCTCTCCCTGCTAATAAACCGTTTATTAATTGTTTCCAATCTTTAGTTTTTAAAGTTGGTGGTAACATTCCTACTCCTGCTATACATGCTTCTTCAAATAATGATTGTTGTCTTAAATGTTTTGGACTATCTAATCTTAATCTTTTACCATCTACGTTTAAATAATAATAAGGATGTTCTAATTGAATTTCTTGTAAGTCACTTAACTCTGGAAATGTTGGTGCATCACCTATTCCATACTTTCTTCTCTTACATAATGTTTTATCACAATGACTACACATTGGTTCATCTTTACATTTATATCCCCAATCTTTTTTCTCTATTTGTGATTTAATAATATCTATTTCTTTTTGATCTAAATCTCCTTCCATATATTCTCTGTGGAACCAAGAAATTTTTTCTTTCCAATCTTTCCATTTCTTTTTAGCAAAGACTCCAAAATGAAATAAAGAAGCATTTCTTCCACCTTCTTTTATTCCTCCGGCTGCTAATGTTTCTATGCACGGAGGCCCATCAGAAAATTCTGATTCAGGCCTCTGCACTTTTATAGAACCAACATCTAGTTGTTTTACATTATTTATGATTCTATAAAATTCTTCTAAACTTGCTGCTGCACCATCCTCTTTGAATGCATATCTCGTTGTGTTATCTCCTTTGAAATAAGGAAGGTTTAAAAAGTTTCCAGTATCTTCTTCTGATTTTAATTCTATTTGTTTTGGAAAGACCTCTGCATTAGCAAAACCTAATATAGCTCTTATCTCTAAGAGTTTGTCTCTCATTATTTTTGCATCTATAAATTTTTGTGAGAATAAAAATATATGTGCGCCACCACTTTTAGATCTACATACTACTAATGGTAATTTTAAAATTTTAATTTTAGCTAATAATTTTTTGTGATCAAAACCTGCGTATGAATCTACATCAATACATCCCCATATACATTGATTGTTTTCATTAATAGGAATGATACCTAGTGTAGGTTCTACACCTTTAATATGATTTTCGTAATGACTCGATGTAACTGGTTCTCTTTTTACAAAAGATTTTCCTTTTAACTTCTCTCCATTTGCTGGAGCAGTGTTAATATAGGTACATCCGTGAGCCCTCTTTAATCCGTCAAATATCTTTTCAAATTCTGTCATAACTTAAAGTAGAGGCGTCTCCACTCTCGCTTCAACGCCTCTTGTTGCAACTTATTCCCTTAGGAATTGCTTAGTAAGGAGTTGACTCCGAGTTAACAGAATCGGATCCATGTTTAGCTTGAACGTTTCCCTTTGATATACTCAAAGAAAAACCTTTAGCTTGATCATAGATCGCTCTATCTTGTACAGGACCTACTTTATCTACATCCCAACCAAACCATGTTCCTTTGTCGTTAGACTGTTGAACAGTAGTCAATTTATATACATGACTATATGTTGGTGGAGTAAATAAACCAGATTTACCTTGTAGTTTGATACCCATCATCATTGTATTCCATTTACGACTAGTCTTTAATTGAGTAGCCTTCATGGTAATCAATGCTGTGCTAGGATTATCGCCTAGTAACATTACAAAGTGACTTGCGGTATTCTCGATATAATTACCATTTGGTAATCTATCTTTATTCATAGCATCTCTTTTAGCTGATGCTACTGCCTTAGAATCCACAGCATGTACTGCTACTGGTGCGCCCATTGATTCTCCTCTATCCTTCCATTCCACGTATTCTCTTTTATAGAAACACGGAATTACTTGGATACCTTTTGTACCATCATAAAGTTCATTTGTGACAGTATTCAAGATCATACCAGGTTGTGCACCTTCGATATGTTTAGCATGTCTCGTATTAACTTCTGGAGACAGCTGACCTAAAACTTTCAGAAATGGTAATGCAAGATCGTCTTGCGACATTGACTGAAAGCCAGCGTTCGCATCATCTTCAAATAATGTAGCTGATGGAAGCTTAGCGTTTATCTTTGGGATAACCGCATTTTGCTCGTTTTTTGCTTCGTTGTTCATAGTTATTGTTTCTTTGTTAATTTGGTACGGTTTCCTACGTACACGTTAAAAATATCCATTGGCATTTGTTTACCTGCCTCAATACGCTCACGGACTAGCGCTTTTAAAGTCATGGGTTCTACCTTCAACTTTTGTGTTGGTTCGAACCCCTGACTCTTCGCAAGGTTAGCATAATCTACCGCCTTGTTATCTTCGTTACGTCCAAAGGAAACGGTCACATCATTTTTAATAATGTCACCTAGGCCATTGTCCCGAAGCCATTTATAAGCTTTCTCTCTGTTTGCAACAGAGATACTTGCATTATAGAAAGGTTTAACGTCAACTGATGAACCATCAGCTAACTTCAATTGAGATAATCCCATCTCTGATAACATAGTTGGAATTACATCTTCTGAAATTCTTGCAATCTCTTTTTGTTTTGTCTTTATTCTTTCTTCATCAGACTTTACTTCTGCTTCCAAGTCCCTAAGTTTTAGGACTTGATCTGATAAAGATTTTATATCCTTAGTTCTAGTTAGAACTTCTTCTTGATCTTTTTCAAAATCTATTGTCATTATTCTATTTCTCCTTTTTCATACAAGTTAATTTTAATTGGATAATATTTTCTTTCTTGTTGATCCCATTTTAATAATTTATATTTTCCATTTGTTATATCACTAACAATAGAACATGCAACCCCAATGATTGCCGGATCTCCAGTTAAAAGTAAATAATCATTTTCACTAAAATTTTTTAACCCTTGTCTTAACTTAAATATAAGTGGACCAGGAGAAAAAATTATTTGTGAAAGTTCTGGAAGTAAAAATTTAAATTCACCATATTCAGATGCACCTAATATATTTATTTTAGGTCGACCAACTCTGGTACCTGCAATTTCTTGAATAACATAAACTATATTTTCTGCTTTCATTACTATTGACTTATATATTTTTTTAATATAATGTCAAGACTACAGAAAGAAAAAATTATGAATTATAAATTTAAAACAAAACCTTATAAGCATCAACTTGATGCTCTTGAGATTTCTTGGAATAAAGAAGTCTATGCATATTTTATGGAAATGGGAACTGGTAAAACAAAAGTTCTTATAGATAATATGTCTATGCTTTATGACAATGGAAAAATTGATGGTGCTTTAATTATAGCACCAAAGGGTGTAGTAGGTACGTGGTATAAGCAAGAATTACCAGCACATTTAGTCGATCATGTCGAAAATGTGACCATTTTATGGCAGCCAAATATATCTAAAAAACAACAAGAAAAATTAAAATCTTTGTTTGAAATAGAAACAGCTCTACATATTTTAATTATGAATGTTGAAGCTTTAAGTACTCAAAAAGGTGTAGATTTTGCATCTAAATTTTTATCATCACATAGAACTTTAATGGCAATAGATGAAAGTACTACTATTAAAAATCCTAAAGCAAAAAGAACTAAAAATATTTTAAGACTTTCTAAACTTGCTAAGTATAGAAGAATTATGACTGGTTCTCCTGTTACTAAAAACCCATTAGATTTATATAGTCAATGTGAATTTTTAGATCCTTATTGTTTAGACTTTGCGTCTTACTATGCATTTAGAAACAGGTATGCTGAAATGAAAACAGCTAACTTCTATGGAAGAAGTGTTCAAATTGTGGCCAGATTTCGACATCTTGATGAACTCGCAGAGAAATTAAAACCGTTTTCTTATAGAGTTTTAAAGGAAGATTGTTTAGATCTTCCTGAAAAAACTTTTATGAAAAGAGTAATTGAATTAAGTAAAGAACAAAAAGAGCTATATGCTCAAATGAAAAAGATGGCACTTGCCATGTTAAACGGAAAAGTTGTTACAACTAAAACTGCTCTTACTCAAATAATGAGATTGCATCAAATTACATGCGGTCATTTCACTGCAGATGATGGTTCAGTACAAGATATAAAGAATAATAGATTAGATGAATTAATGAATGTTTTAGATGAGATAGAAGGCAAGGTTGTTATATGGGCTCACTATCAATATGATGTTAAAAAAATAATAAAGGAAATCCAAAAGGTCCATGGTCCGGGATCAGTGGTTGATTATTATGGATTAACACCTAAAGATATAAGACAAAACAATATAGAAAAATTTCAAAACGATGATGCAGTTAAATACTTTGTAGGTACACCAGCTACAGGTGGTTATGGAATCACGCTTACTGCAGCGTCGAACATGATTTATTATTCTAATGGTTATGATCTAGAGAAAAGACTACAATCCCAAGACAGAATACATAGAATAGGTCAAAAGAAACCTGTTACTTATATTGATTTAATTGCGGAAGATACAGTCGATAATAAAATCGTTAAAGCTCTCCGCAAAAAAATCAATATTGCATCAGAAGTGATGGGTGAAGAATTAAAAGATTGGATTTAACCTATCTTTATAACTTTCGCTTTTTTGTTTTCTGGTGGATTATAGAATAATTCCACTTTCAACATACCATCTTCTAGCTTCGCACCTTTACATTCCACGTATTCAGACAATTGAAGTTGTTTGCTAAAGGCACGTTTTGCTATTCCTTTATGAACAAAATCTTCTTCATCTTCAGTAGATTTGCCTTTGATAGATAAAACTCCATCTTGAACCTGGACTTCTATATCTGATTTTGTGTAACCAGCTACAGCCATTTCCAAGACGTATTTATCCTTACCAGCTTTCTTTATATTATAGTGTGGAAAACCAGAGTTTATTTCAGGCAAACGGTGAAATCTATCGAAAATACTTTCGAAACCGATTGCGTTATTTAGGAAATTGTTAAGATTTATTAGATGTGTCATTTAACCTCCTTGTTTAGACGATTAATAAAATGGGCCTCCTAAAGCACCCAATATCTAATATATTCTATTTTAAATAAATTACAAGTAGCATAACGAATAAAATCAAGCCTTGATACCTATTAGGTAGGGTAACCAAAAGCTGATGATTAAATATATCATTAAACTTGTTCCAGATTTTTGCTATCATATAGTCCTCCTTTTACTTGACGTATCTATCTGTAGATAATCCAAGTATGGGTTTATATTGTGTTTTACCATCAACTTTGATGGCCATTAAGTATTCTTTCCTATTAGAATTTATGTCTTTCTTATAGCTTACGTGAACCCACCCTGAATTAGGTTGTCCGGGCTCGTAATATTCAAGGATCAGCTGGTCAAACATAAGGTTTTCCTTGATCCAGTCAGATACCTCATTATTTGGAGTACCAAATATCTCAAAATCCGCTGCCTCTCCCTTGCAATGTTGACTTTTGCTTGAGCTACCTATCTTATTTGACAAAATTTCGCTGCGATAACCGCTGGTAATGGTCACTACGTGGTTAAAATGGTCTCTAACGGGCTGTAGGACCCTCTCACAGAGCAATCTTAGGTTCTCCTGCTCATCTTCACTAGGGTTATTATCTAGACCCATCCTAGTGGCTGTCTGACTTTTTGTTAGCTCAGCCAAGCTAAAATTTTTACTTAATTTCATAGTAATTTGAAAAGCACTCCCACAATGATTCCCACCGTAGAGGCTAAACCTCCTATAATGTAGAATATTAACCTATCACTCTTAGTATGTAAACCCTCAATATCTCTATGAATATGCCTTAAATCATTAGTTTTTATGGTGTTTATAGACGTTTTGAGCCCCTTTATATGGCCATATAGAGCTACTATGTGCTCACCTGTTGTTTTTGGGTGCTTCACGATAAACTCCCTAATCCTTGATTTTGTCTTTGGGCTATTAATTTTTCCATAGGGTCTAATAAAGCTTCCTCTGTACCAGTTAATCCACTTGCTTGGTTTACTTCACTCCCAGAAATAGTAGGATATACGCGCGACGCGGTGAAAATTTCAGTTTCCAATGGTGGCGTACCGATCGGAGCCGTCGCTTTGGACTGTTGGTCCTTAATTGATTTTTCATAACCTTCAGCTTCTTCTTTGATCTGTTCTTTCATTAATTGATCTTGGTCTTTGATTGTATCTTGGTAGCCTATAACATCTTCTTTAATTTCTTTTGCTCTGATATCAAATGGAACTTTAATTTCTTTTTCAATTAAAGTAGTATCCATTCCTAATGGCACAGCTCTCCATGCGTTATAAATTTCATTAAGCTCTGCTTTATTATAAAATTGATTAGGGGTGTAGTAAGTTCCTTTTTCCTTATTAATGTTGTTGATTTGAGAAGAAAAACCATTCTTATTCATTAAATCAATCTTAGGAACTTTTGCAGGTTCAAATCTGCCTAACATTAACATTTGAATTTCCCTACTAGAGAAAGCTCTTCTTCCTTCTAACATATCTATGATTTGATACTCTGCATAACCTATTTTTCTTAACGCTTCTATATCTTTGTAAGTTTCTGACCAAATTCTATATCTATTTTTTTGATAATGATTAAAATTGGTATTAATATTTTTTGGAGGAAGACCTTGTTCGATGTTAGCAAAATCTTGCATCATACTATTTGCAGCAATAGACCTATTTATAAATATACTTCTCGCTGCTGATAGTTCTCCTGAAATTTGACCTACTTTATATTTCATAGATTTATAAGCATCGATTTCTCCCATTCTAAATCCAGCTATCGTAGCTGCTACTTCATCCATAGCATCAAATTCTACGGCGCTCTTACTTATTTGTCCTTCAAATGCTCTCCATATTTTTTCACCACTCTTCAATGTAGTTGGTAAAAGTTTAGAGTATAGATGATAAAGAGTTCTACTAAATGGATCTACATCATTTTTCCAATCAGCAATTGTTGATTTGTTTTTAGTTTTAGCTACTCCGTTTTTATCAGGAGTAATTTCTTCCAATGTTTCATACCAGATTGCTTTAGTAATAAATGGTTCAATTGCTTTCATGGTAGAATCAATCATAGATTTTGCAAATAAATTTAAAGTAGATTGATCTGTTTTCTTTCCAGCATTCCAGTTTTCAAGAAATAATTTAAAAGGAACTATAACATCTGAGTAAGGCATTAATGTATCTGCATCTACAAATTTAATTTTTTTAGTCTTTTCATCTTGTTTAGCTAGAGGAATTAAAGTATGTCCCGCTTGGAACTCAGGTGCAAATCTTTGTTTGTATGCTTCTATTATTTCAGCTGGTACACCTGTCATCCATAGAGCTGTGTTGTATGCTACAGGAACCATTGTAGGGACTGTTATCATATAACCCATCAATCTTCTTGCTCCCATCTGTCTTATGTAAGGGTTGCTAGATGCCATTTCAGCTGAACCTCTTCGTAATATTTGATAAGAGTTTCTCCACATTTCTGATGTGAAACCTACGAAGTTTCCAAAGAAAGGAATTTTTCTTACAGTTTGTACAGCTCTTGGTACCATTGAGTAGTTAGGATAAACATCTCTAACTATTAATCCTGATACTTCTTTAATAGCATCATCAATAGTTTTTAAATTCTGTCCATTTTTTCCAGCAGTTAATGATCCAGATTTAAGTGGGTTCCATTCAAAACCTTCTACTTCTCTAAAGTATGTTTTAACATCATCTAAACTTTTAAATGCAGGTTGTAATTGAGACTTAGTAAATTGATAACCAAATAATTTCCAAACGTTATCACCTAATTGATATGCTTCTAAAGATTTTTGAACTAACTTTCCAATCATTCCTTTGTTAGTTAATAATCTTTCAAATATTTCATCAGTTACTGGACCTAATTTAGCAGTATCACTAACCGTTCTACCTACAACATCCTCGGTAATATCTATTCTATCTCCTTTTCTTATTTTTTTAATTACTTGTTCTGCTGTTTTAGATATGTTAGGGACCTTACTTGAACCAATTAGCTCAGGTATTAAGTCTTCCAATTCTCTTGCAATAGTAGAATTATCTAAGGCTCCCATCTCTAAAGCTTCTTCCATCAATTCTCTTAAAGCGTTGGGATCATCAGTCTTACCTACCATTTCTTTCCATAGCATTTCAAAGTTATCTGCTACCGATGCACCTGAACCTACATGTCCATTAGCCATAGCAAATGAACTCGCAGTTGTTATGTTTCTCATTTGAGTCATTAATGAAAGAACAGTTTTATTAATTTGTGTTGCAGCTTTAATAGCTAATAAACTTTTATAGAATGGAAGTTTTAAGACTTGATCTATTAATAATGTTTGATCACTAATAGCCTTTACCATTTCAGGAGGAGCCAACATGTTACTTCCATCTTTATTTTTAAATATATCTTCAAGGTCCATGTTGTATGGTTTTTTAACAGTTATTTCTTTTAATGATCTAGGATTAACAATATTATTTTTAGCTACAAAATCTAAGTATTCATTTCTATTTCTAAATATCCATTTACCTAATCCTTGTTGTGCCATTTCTCTGTACGCATTAAAAGAGTGAATAGTGTTAGCTTGTTCAACCAAGGTATCTAATATAATACTTTTAGGATCTCTTACTTTACCTAATAGGTTTGCTATCTCCTCTGGAATATTCTTAACATCTTTAAATATATTAGCTGGTACTCTAATAGAAGCAGCTTGATTCATAATTTCTTTTAATCTCATAGCTGGAGTAGTTCCTTCTCTTCTACCAATAGCAAGAATAGAGTTTACTTTTTCTGTTGCATCAGCAACCAATCTTTTGTAAGATTCACTTCCTTTTCTAGCACCTACATATCTTGGATCACTTTGTCTTAATAAATTCATAAAGTATTTAATACCTTCATCCACTACCTCTTTTGAAGCTCTCCACTTAGAGTTCTTAAAGATTTCATAGCTAGTGTGTAGATATCTACCCATGTTCTTAATCATTTCTTCTCTTACATCGAGGTCTCTAATAATAGGTTGAAGAGCTTCTGTTTGATCATCAATCATTTTTCTTATAGCTCTTGTTCCTGTTCTTAAAGACTTAGGAATCTTATCTAGTTTCATTTCACCTTTTAAAACTTTTAAAACATCATCCCAGTAACTCATAGCAGCTACAGATGTTCGACTGTTAAATGCAATGTCACTAAAACCTGCTTTAACTAAACCATACATAGCTCTATCTAATTGTCTTTGCCATATATCAAAATTCTTTTTAACTTTTCTAACCATGTTTTGTTGTAGTCTCATGGCTGTTGCAGAACCCTTATCAAATTTCCAACTAGGTGTAAGCGGGGCTAGAACCCAGTCGTCTATTAATCTTCTGACAGTATTAAAGTCAGAGAATTTCCAGTATTCTCTTTTAGGTATACCAAGTTTAGTCATACCTTTAGTCCAACCTTTCTTAGCTAATCTAAAGAGACCTGGTATTCCAATGCCACCTTTAGTTTGTGCGGACATAATTTTACTACCTAAACCTAATGTCATATCAGCTAAGCCAGGAATCTTTTTAATAGGACCCATCTGTAAAGACTTAGGTAGCTGTTGCCCTGCTAATATTTTTCCACTAGTTTTAGCCGCTAACTTTAATGATGGTCCTATCAAAGTCATACCACCAAATAACGCTGCACCTTCAGCTCCAAATTTTAATTTGTTTCTAAGAATAGCTGCCGCTCTTTCTTTACCTGTTAGTCCTTCAAGACTTTCAGATTTAGAATTCATTAATAACTTTCTTAAAGGAGCTGTCACACCGGTAGCATCTTCTTTACCAAAGACATCTCCCATTGTCATATTCGCTTGGTTAGAAACCATCGCATCACCAACAGCAGCTGGTAATACCCAGTAGCCACCGAACCTTGCAATGTCCATTCCAGTTTTACCACCGAAAAGATTAGGGATCTTAACCTTGTCTAACATTCCAGCAGTTTTCTGTGCTAGTTTTCTTTTAGCTAGTTTACCAATAACTTTTTGTGCTATCTTTCTAGCAATACCCCAACCTAAACCATATTGGACTAAGATAGATGTAAACTTAGCAACTGAGCCAGCTTTGTCCCCATAGATATCCATTAACTCTACTGCTGGTAAAGCTTTTTCTATGATTGGTAAATATTCTGTATCTAATGCTAAATCGGATAGCGCAGCTCCAAGTTCCGCGGTCCCTGCTATTGTATTCCAGACTCCTGTACTAACTCCGGCTGGAATCTGTAACCATGGACTTTTAGTAAATTCTTTTTGTATTTGTTGACCTCTCTTAGTATCTTTACGATAGGTCATATCGTAAGTTTTCTTTCCTAAATAATTATAGTCAGCCCATTTCATCTTATCTTCAGGGTGCATGAATTTAGAAAAATTTTTAATATCAGAACGACCTTCAGTTGCCATCTGATCTATATACATTTCTAAAGGCTTAAGATTTCTACTAAATAGGTGCATGAATCTTCGGATGTCTTCCTTAGATTCCGGTGTAAAGTTTTGAACTTTTTTTATGTAGTCCCTAGAAAGAATTCCAGGTGGGTTCTCAGCTTCTTCTTGAAATTTGGATTTTCCAGATAGTGGGGGTTTCTTGTTAAAGAATTTCTCGTAGAGAGATGCCATTGGACCTCCTATGCTATAGCACCTGACATTTCATCAGTGTTAACAACTAATTCAACTCCCCATTTTTTATTGAATGCTATAACATCATCTTGAGTTTCAATATCCGCAAAGTCTGCGAATGCATCAGGGTTGTATGCAATTAGTCTTACAACATCATCAGAAATTTCTTCAGGTAATCTTGCTCTTAATAAAACATAAGGATCGTCACTAGGTAAAGTTTGTGAAGGAAAGCCTTGCGCTTGTGCTATTTGATTTACATCTATATTTTCAGTCATAGACATATCACCTTGTGGTGTGTCAATATTTTCAGTCATAGACATATCTGTTTGTTGATCCGTTACAGGACCCATGCCCATGTTGTATCCAGGTCTACCACCTCTAGCGCCTTTCCAAGTTTCATCTAATATTTCGATATTTTCTCCAGTAAAACTTAAATAAGAACCTAGTTTTGATTGAATAAGTCTACGTCTTTCATTTTCAACTTCCCATTTATCTTTTGGAAGAGTTAGTTCGTTATCATCATAAGCTCCTGGATCAAACGCTCTAAGTTCAGATTCTATCTCTTCAAGAATACGATGTATTCCTGGAAATGCAGGGTTAGCGTTTCTTATTTTAGCATCTATTTTAAACATATCTCCACCTTGCATCCAATCAAGAACACTTTTTCCTGGATTAGCTTTTCTCCACTCATCCATTGAGACCATTACATCTTCCAGTAAATCTAAACGTGCTTTAATTGTAGGATCACCAGCTGCTAGTTTTTCTCTCTCTATTTCTAGCTTTTGGTTGTCTATATTTTTTTTCCATTCAAAATCAGCTTGAGATTGAGCGATTTGTTCATCGACTTGATCTAATGATCTTAAAGTTGTCTTTTGATCAAACGCTTTATCTTGTCTTGCCAATTTATCAGCTCTAATTTTTTGCAGTAGTTCTAAATCTGATAGCTTCTTAGCTTCTGCTTTAACTTTTTCTTCATCACCTCTTTCCAATGCTAAATCAGCTGCATTCTCCAACCAATCCATACCAGTAACTGCACCTTTAGAAGTTCTATAAGCATCAGATATTAATTCTTTAAAACCATATTTAGGTTTCTCTGGATTTAAAATTGCTTGTTCAGCCTCCACAAGTTCCGGGCTCTTTTTTTCAGGATCTGCAAATCCATAACGTCTTAGACCGGACGTAATACCAACTCCATCGGAGCTGGGTCCGCCTAATCTAAACATCGGTCTTTTTAAAACTGTTGCCATATTATCCTTACGGGTTCCAAATTTTACCTAAGTAATCCATTATATTTAATGAACCAAGTCCTGTTCCTACTGCTTGCATACCTGGAGAAGGTGTTTGAGCCATTGGACCTCCAAAAGGAGCAGATTGACCTAGTCCTCCACCTAAACCACCAAGTAAATTAGCATACCAACTTATTCTATCCATTGGTTCTGACCATTTTTGCTTAGCCGCTTGAGCTGCAGTATCTAAACCTGCTTGTCCATACAATTGTCCAGCTTGACCTAGTTGACCAAGTTGTGCAATGTCACCGGACTTCATTATTTGTTGTTGTTTAGCTAGATCCATTAATGCATCTCTGTCATCTGTTCTTGCTTTTCTTGCATCAGCAAAAGCATCTGCATCTAGACCAGATACTAATCTTGCTCTGTCTATTAGAGATTGTTGTAAGAAATCTGATTCTGTTAACCCATGTCTACCACCACCAAAAGCTCCTGCTTTTAATGCGTCCGCTTGTAAACCTTGTTGGTCTCTTAATCTTTGATCATCGAATTCTTTGAGTGCTGTAGCCTTAACATCTGTTGCATAAGGAGACATATAAGAAGAAATAGAACCTAGTCCTGTTCCTGCTCCAGTACCCGTTAATTGCGCTGCGCCAGCCTGTGTTCCTGTACCTGTTAAGTAAGGAGCATAACCTGCAACCCCTGTACCTGTTCCAATACCAGTTACAGCTCCAGTAGTTGGGTCTCTAGTAAATGAACCTAGTCCTAGTTGACTAGCTGCTAAATCTTGTGCTTGCTGTGTAAATTGATCTACACCTGCTTGTTGTGGTAAACCCAAGGCCGTTGTTGGTGGTGTTTTACCAACAGCTGTTGTTCCTAGATCAATAGCTTTTGAAATTCCTGTTCCTATGGGTGCCCATGGTTGGTTTATATTTGTTACTGTGTCTGCCATTATATTATTGTTCCTATTCCTTGTCCCATCTCTCCCTGAGTTTCTTCAGAAAGTCTTCCACCTTGTTCTAAATTTTTCATAACATTATATAGACGTTCTGCTCCAAGTTCAATATCTCCATCCCCTGCACCTGCTACTGCTTGGTCAGTAAATACAAATTCATCTTTACTTAATCTTGCTGGTACATCATCTGCTTTAGGTTCTTCACCATAAGGCATAAATCCACCAGTGTATCTCATGTCTGCTTCAACTTCCTCTCCACCAAGACCTTCGCCTTGATCACTTCCCCATTGAAAACCTGTTCTTCTTTGCGGTGGAAACTGTGCGCTACCCATAGCATATCCTACTCTTCCACCAGTTCTATAGTTTTCAGCTTCAGTTCCTTTCCAAAAATCTTTGGTTTGCTCATCTCTCCTTCTTTTTAGTTCATTATATTCTTCTTCAGTTCCTGGCATATGTTCTCCAACACCAGCTTGGTTTGCCATCTCTAATGCTTCAGCGTAAGAAGTAGAAGAACCTATAATAGTCCCTACAACTTCTAATGTTTCTTTAAATCCACCTTCCTGACCTCTAGCACCTGTCAAAGTTTTCATAATTTCTGCAAAGCTTCCTTGACCTTCTGGTAAAGCTCCGCCTTTAATATCCATTAACCAACCTTTTTTACCTGGGATAACTGATGTTCTTAAACCATCTTGGCTCATGCTTCTTTGAACGCTAGGTGCTCTTCCAAATAATTTTTCATCTAACTGAGTTCCAAAGTTACCGAATCTAGTATTTAAAATTCCATCACTAAAACCTTGTCCTTTTCCAGTTAAAATATTTCTAAGAGAAGATCCTCCTTTTCCAACGTTCCAGTTTCCATAACCAAAACCACTACCAGTTTTAGTAGGCATACCAAATCTCATATGTGGTAATGTTGCAGCCAACATGATCCGTGGATCAAGTTTGCCATGCATTTTTAATGAACCAAGACCACCCATTAATGGACCTGCAATAGGACCCATGAAAGGTGCAGCCCAAGTCATAGCCGGAGCTAATTCTTTTGGTACTAATTTTTGTGCGATTTTTTTAAAAGGTTTAGTTACTTTTTTTAAAGCTTTCTTTGCTTTTTTCCAAGGTTTAAAATATCCAGTTCTACTTCCCATTGGAGTACCATGAATAATTCCACCACCAATAGTGCCACCACCTCTATACATTGGACGTAAAGAAGCTACACCACCACCTCTAAATCCTTGTTGCATCAAAGGATTTTGACCTTGACCTTGTTGCATTCCTGCTAGTAATGCTGCTTGTGGCATGTTTATACTTTGCATATTATTTAGCTACTACCTCCGCTACTTGAATTTTAACATCTTGTCTGAAATCATCATCAGTTGTATCTGTTTCTGGGTTAGCCACATCAGAATCAAAATGCGCTTTATCATTATAAACCGCTCCTGTTCTTTTATTTTTGATAGTGACTGTAGATTTAGCCGGTAAAACCGGGACTTTTTTGCCATCTACTATTACATATTCTTCGCTCATATTACCTTGTTATTTGCAGTACACTTACCGTAATATCTAATGGTTGTGCATCCGTGTTGATTTTCAATATATCAGAATCCTCTAAAACTACAACATTTCCATCACCTAAAACCGTATCTGTAGTAAGATTAGCTAGAGAGGCGTTGTAGTAGATCGTTGTACTTGATGACTCTGATGTATCAGTTAATTTAAGAGAGAAAGTAGCTGCTCCTCCCGATCTATTATAGACAAAAATAGTATTAATAATAGCTGTAGCATCTGAAGGACATGTATAAAAAGCTACGTCTGATCCTGTAGATGTTATATTTGCTATATTATTCTTATAAGTATTTGCCATTATTTAAAAAACCATGCTTGTTGTGCACTAGTATTCTCTGGTATTTCATTAGAGAAAGTAGTGTTTAATTGTTGTATTAATTGTTCTAGTGTATCCATTAGTTGATCTAGCTGACTTGGTGTATATTCAGGTCTAGCTTTTGGAAATCCGAGTCTAACTATTTTCTGTGCCATTATGTATATTGGTTATATATTTTTTGTTTGTCGGAGTCACTCATTGGTTGACCTGTTTGTGATTCCCACAACTCAATAAACTCGTTTGGTCTAATATGGGTGTCTTTCTTACCTCCCCACCATTTAGTATCATCTAGGTTTTGTAGTCTGGCAAACGATGTCCAAGGTTCCGCACCAAATTCTATATCCTTTAAAGCTTGTTTCTTTTGATCTGCATTTATTCCAACTGGTACTATCATATCTGACAAATTATTATTAATTGAAGTAACTCCTCCAGTGTCAGGTTCTTTGCTCTTTTCTAATATAAAATCGTAAAATGACATGCCATCACTATGTTCTGCTAATCCTGACCTATCGTACTCCATAGCAAGATCTGAAGGTGTGTTCTCCATCCCACCCATCCAATCTATATTTGTTTGAAGGTTTGTTACTTTATCTAAATTAGAAGTAGGTCTATTAAAATTGTTCCACGGTCCGGGTGCATCGCTACCCATTGTATAATGTTCATTATAACCCATTAAATCATCTTCAATAGGATCAGTCCATCTATCCATTCTTGCCATAGGTACATCATCTGCTACAATTTTTTCATCCACTTCAAAATCTTCTGGTACTTCTCCAAATAGACCTAATTTATTATATTGAGACATATCTTTAGG